GTTCATAAGATGTCTGCTCAAGAATACGAGAAGAAGTCTGATGAAATCATAGAAGCTATCCGCACTGGAAAGTTCGTCTATGATATGTCTGGTTCCGCCAGATAAAAAGTGTTGACAAATGGTTATGCGTAAGTATAACTAGAGACACTTGGGTATAAGTATATTGCAATATGTTTATACCCAGTACGCAAACAATATCAGTCTTACGGATTACCTGATAAACATGGCCCGTTAAATATTTGGTTGGCCGACTAAATAGAAAACGCACCCATAGTGATTCAGCCTCCTATATAGTCTGGTGAGTTTGCATCTGTTAAATAACCCGTCCAATTCTGGACAAAAATACCAATCTAGGAGAAACTAAGATGGCTTTTAATTCACAAGCTGGTTATGGTAATCTTCCTAACGGTAATTTTTCGCCCGTTATTTACAGCAAACAGGTGCAGCTTGCTTTCCGCAAGGCCGCTGTTTGTGAGGCAATCACCAATAATGATTACTTTGGTGAGATTGCTACAATGGGAGATTCCGTTAAGATTATTAAAGAACCGGAAATCACAGTAAAGGCTTACGAACGTGGTACTACTATCACACCGCAAGACCTTGACGATGAAGACTTCAATCTAACTATCGACAAAGCTAATTACTTTGCTTTTAAAGTAGATGACATTGAAGAAGCACACAGCCACGTAAACTTTCAATCACTTGCAAGTGAACGTGCTGCGTACCGTATTGCTGACCAGTTTGACCAAGACGTTCTTGGTTACCTTGCTGGTTATAAGCAAGCTGCTATCGGTTCAAATGCAAGTGCAGTTAACGCTACCGTTAATGGTTCTGTTGCTGTATCTACTGCAGGTACTGATGAGTTACTATCAAGCATGAAGTTAGATGCTGTTGATTTTAACGGTGGTACTGCCGCAGATGCTATTGCTATTCTGCCACGTACTGGTGCTGGTGCTGCTCCAACGGCTGCTGGTGACGCAAACCCACTTCAAGTTCTTGCTCGTATGGCTCGTAAGCTAGACCAGCAGAATGTGGATTCGCAAGGTCGCTGGCTTGTTCTTGACCCTGTATTCATCGAAGTATTGAAAGACGAAGACTCTCGTCTATTTAATGCTGACTTCGGTGGTAACGGACTACAGAACGGCGTTGTAAGTGACAACATCCACGGATTTAAAGTGTATGCTTCTAACAACCTACCTTCAGTTGGTACTGGTGCTTCCTTCTCAGGAACTAACAGTTCAGCTAACTTTGGTGTAATTGTTGCTGGTCACTCGTCTGCTGTTGCAACTGCAGAGCAGATTAACAAAACAGAAACATATCGTGACCCTGACAGCTTTGCTGACATTGTTCGTGGTATGCATCTATATGGCCGCAAGATACTTCGTCCTGAAGCTCTTGTTAACGCCATGTATCACTTAGCGTAAGGGGGGTTAGAATATGACCGCATACGTAGTCGCAGATACACCTGCTCGTGGTAATGATGCCCGTGGGCGCAAGCCGTATCTAATACAAAACATACTTGACATCAAAGCGCAAATCGCCATTAATGGTGCAGATTATGCTGCTGGAGACACAGAGCAAGTGCTTAACGTACCTAAAGGTACTGTTGTGCTTTCTTCTGGGATTGAAATTGTTGAATCCTCTCCTTCTGGTACTGCTACTGTTGACCTTGGTTATACAGGTGGTACTGTAGATTTGTACATTGACGGCCTTGATATCGTGGGTGGTGCTTCTGGTACTTATGGGATTACTCCCGGAACAGAAGCAGCGCAAATCCAAGTTATTATTGCTGACGATACTATTGACTTGAAATTCGTAACAGAAGGTGCTCTTACTGCAGGTAAACTGCGGATATGGGCCGTCTGTATGGATATCACAGACATAGGTGGAGTTGAACCGTTGGAAGCAGCGAGAGACTTTGCTTAACTAAATTGGGGGGCAGCTATGTTTCACACTAACTGTCCCCCTTTTTTACTAATTACAACTCAGTATAGGTAGCCTAATGACTACAACAACTGAAAGAAGAATTAATATACCCTTTGAAAATCGAAGAATTGCTATTTCTCCTGCAAAGACATCCGATACCAGAGTGGTACTTATAGAGTTTCAAAACAGAACAGTATATATACGCAGAGATTAAGTATTCTTTGAATATGCTGTATATGTAACGGAGTTACACTAATGTCAAATCGTTGGCCTATTAAAGATAAAGATGAAACGCTAGATTACAGTGTAGATTGGTCACGCTTCCTTGGCACCAGAACAATTAGTTCAGTAGTATGGGGTGTAAAAACAGATGCGATTGCTAAAACTACATTAGGCGCAGGTCAAACTTTGACTACTGCTTCAAGTAGCGCAGTAACAGATAATATTCAAAATGCATCTCAGTCAAATACCTCTACGGTTGCTATTATTAATTTAGCAGGTGGGGTAAACAATCGAGAGTATACATTTAGTTGTACTATGACTGACAGCACTAGTAGTGTAGCAGAACGTACAATTAAAATTAAAATTAGAGAGAAGTAAACATATGGCATACAACTTTCTTGGCCTAGTAAATGATATCAATAGACGACTAAATGAAGTTGAACTTACCTCAACTAACTTTGCTACGTCTACAGGATTTTATGGGCAAGCAAAAGATGCCATATCAGCATCTATTCGTTATATAAATCAATCAGAGTATCAGTGGCCCTTTAATCATGTAGAGCAAGAAGACACACTTTCTATAGGAGTTACCCGTTATCCTTTTCCTACAGACTGTAAAGTAATTGACTTTGACACTTTTAGAATTAAAGAAAATGCTACTCTTGGAAATAGCACAGTCAAACTTCCTATAATAGTTTATGAAGAATACCTTGACAAGTATGTAGACCAAGAGTATAATAGTACTACTACTTCTTTAGGCCAAGGTGTCCCACAACGTGTGTCACATGCTCCTTCCCTTGAATACATAGTAACTCCTGTTCCTAATAAAGCATACTCAATAGTATATGAATACTATAGTGTACCTGTAGACATGGCTTTACACAATGATGTTCCCGGAGTTCCTGAAAGATTTAGGCACGTAATAGTAGATGGTGCTATGCACTATGCTTATTTATTTCGTGGTAATACACAAGATGCACTAGTTGCAAAAGAGAAATTTGAAGATGGCATTAAAAGTATGCGGTCTATGTTAATCAATCGTTATTCTTATTTACGCTCCTATTTAATCCCGCAGAATACAGGTGGGGGTAATAGAGGCAGCGCAAGGTTCCCACGTTAATGGACAAATGGCAAACTTACCCAGTAGAATTTCGTGGTGGTTTAATAACCAATTTAAGCCCTTTACAACAGGGTGTAAATGCTCCGGGTTCTGCTCGTATTCTTCGTAACTATGAACCATCCGTAGAGGGTGGCTATAGGCGTATCGAAGGCTACTCTAAATATGATGACGCTATCATTCCACCATATAGTGCTCCTGTAGTACACGGTAATGGGCAGAGTGGTAAAACTTTAATACTTGGTGCTATTCACACCAGTCCCGGAGCAGGTGACGTTTTTGCACTAGCCGGTGGAGCAATAGATGGAGCAAGTCAAACTGGCACAAGTTTAAATGTAGATGGGTTAAATGTTCGTCCTTCCGCAAATGATACGTTTACAATTGCAGGCTCTTCAGTAGTACATACAATAAGTTCTGCAACTGCTTTATCGGGAACTGACTCTACTTTAACTATATCTCCTGCTCTTCTAACAGCACCTGCAGATGGAGCAGTACTATCTTTTAGGTATAGTGTTGCAGTTAGTGGTGCAGTTTTTGATGCTACCAATAATAGAGTAACACTTACTATTCTTCAAACAATGATAGTTAATCCCTCAAATGCAGATGCTGTTACTTTTGTAAGTACTACAGCTAACTATAAAGCATTAGGTATTGCAATCTGGGAAAATAAAGCAATCGTAGCTAAGAATGCTGATATATTTAAAACATCGGGTTCTGGTTTTACAAAGATAAATGTATATGACTATGGTACTACACTTGTAAATGGAGCAAGTCAATCGGGTACCTCTTTAGCAATAGATGGTATTACCGGAGTACCTCAAGCAGGTGACGTATTTAAAATTGCAGGTATTAACCTTGTATATACTGTAACTGCTGATGCATCTGTATCCGGTGGGGGTGGTTCTACTCTAGCAATTAATCCAGCACTGGCTAGTAATCCTGCTGATAATGCAGTAGTTACTTTTATATCTGTAGCTACAGAAAATGCAGTTAAAGCAAGATTTGCTAGATACAACTTTAACGGTACAGAAAAAATAGCAATAGTAGATGGCTTTAATCCTCCTGCACTTTATGATGATACAGATTTTGTTGCTTTACCTGCTGCTCCTTCCGGTGTACTAGGTGCAACTCACGTAATTGAATATAAGAATGCTTTGTTTTTTGGTAAGGGGTCTACCCTATCATTTACAGGGCCATTTATTGATAGCACATTTGAATCAGGAGATGGTGCAGGGTCAATTAATGTAGGCTCTGTAATTACCGGACTAGCAGTTTTTCGTAATCAGTTGATTATATTTACGGAACGACACATTCAACAGCTGACAGGTAGTACTCTTTCAGACTTTAAGATGCAGCCTATTACTAAAGACATTGGTTGTCTTGATGGTGATACAGTCCAAGAGATTGGCGGAGACATAATGTTTCTTGCTATTGATGGCTTAAGACTTTTAAGTGCTACAGAACGTATTGGTGACTTTGGCTTAGCTGCAGTTTCAAAGTCTATTCAAAATAACTTTACTAAGTTCATTGCTACTAATTCAACTTTTACAAGTTGTGTAGTCCGGGAAAAATCACAGTATAGAATATTTGGATTTTCTGATACACTTACACAAGAAAACTCACAAGGCATAATAGCCACACAGTATGCGGAACAAGGTAGTGCAGGAACAAGCTTTGCAGAAACTCGAGGTATTCGTGTAAGTGCAGTAGCTAGTGAATATAATGCCGCCGTAGAATTAGTAATTTTTGCTAATGATGATGGCTATCTTTATCAGATGGAATCGGGAAACAGCTTTGATGGTTTAAATATTCAAACTACCTTTGCTACCCCACATTTATCTATGCAGGACCCACGAGTACGTAAGACATTTTATAAGTTATTTCTTTACACCGACCCTCAAGGTAGTGTAAACTTTGATGCAAGTTTAAAATTAGATTTTGATACGCAGGGTACTATTCAACCTACTCCTGTTACGTTTACTAATACTGAAGGTGCTGTAGGTTTTTACGGAGAAGCTGTATTTGGAACAACAGCCTTTGGTGTAAAGCTACTAAAACTATTTGATACTCCAGTTGTAGGTTCCGCATTTGCTGTGTCATTTCAATTTGAATCTGACGGTACAGACCCCCCATACTCACTCGATGCATTGACAGTTGAGTACGCAACTCACGATAGAAGGTAAAATTAACTATGGGTACAAGCTACACTCGTAATGATACGAGCAACAATATTGCTGATGGCAACATTATTAATGCAACAGACCTTGACGGAGAGTTTGACGCAATTCAATCTGCTTTTGCAACTACCGGACATACGCATGACGGTACTGCTGCAGAAGGTGGGCCTATTACTGTTGCAGGTCCTGCTCAAGACCTTGTTGTAAGTGCTACTAATGTTAATCCAAAAACAACAAATACGCTTGACTTAGGTACTGCTTCCCTTCTTTATAAGGATGCATATTTACAAGGTGTCATGAACTTTAGAGATGTTAATCTTAAAATTTCATCAAGTACTGATGGCCAACTAGATATCGATGCAGACGGTGAATTAGAAATAGTAGCTCCTATAGTAGATATAAATGCCTCAACCGGACTAGCACTAGATGGTGCTAATCTTAATTCTGCGTGGACAGTAAACACAAATAATAAAATACAATTTAGAGATACTGGATTGTATATTAACTCTTCTGCTGACGGACAGTTAGATATTGTAGCAGATACAGAAATACAAATTGCAGCTACAACGATAGATATCAATGGTGCTATTAATGCTAGTGGAGAAATTATTGCTGCATCATTAGACATTAGTGGAAATATTGATGTAGACGGAACTACAAACTTAGATGTAGTAGACATTGACGGGGCCGTAGATATGGCGACCACGCTTGCTGTTGCGGGTAATGTAGATTTCAATGGTGCTTTAGACGTAGACGGCACTACTAATCTTGATGTTGTTGACATCGATGGTGCTGTTGATATGGCAAGTACACTTACTGTCGCAGGTAACATCAACGCAGTAGCAGGGGGTATCAACCTTGGAGCTACTGGGTCAGCTAACCTTCTGGATGATTACGAGGAAGGTACGTGGACACCTGCTGTTGGTTATGCAGGAGGGTCACCTTCAACTGGATATGCTGCACAAGTAGGTACTTATGTAAAAGTTGGAAAAATGGTAAATGCAAATTTTTATATAGTCACAAACGCACACTCAGCAGGAACAGGTCAGTTGTCAATATCAGGCTTTCCTTTTACAGCCAAACCCGACAATACTTATTACTCAGGTACTATAGGATACATGCAGGGTATTGCAGGTGGGGCAACAACCAATACCATAATATCATTCCTTCCCGGAAATACTACTGCTATAGCTATTAAATCAACTAACAATTCTGCTGTTGGTGATATTGCGTTTACAAATGCAACACATATTATGTTAAATATTACTTATGAAGCTGCATAATAATAATAAAACTAACGCCAAAGGAAAATAAAATGGCTTTACAACAAAGACGAGTAATAAATAAAGTAGAAGTGCTAACGAATGGTGACTTACAGGTTCGCCATGCAGATGAGATATATGATGACAGCATTACTGTTGTTGTTGGTGTCGGCATGGTTGGTGACGATGACTATGTGGAAGCAGTTACAGATGTTATTAACGACCCATCTTGGTTTCGTGAAGTAATTGCTAAAGGCACTGCAACACCATCAGCAATACAGGCATTTTTAGACGCATCAAAAGCATAGGATTTATTATGAGCAAAGAACTAAATAAAAACATTGGCAAGTTAGAAGCACAAGTTGCTATTTTGCAAAAGACTACAACTGACCTTGCCGATGAGGTTCATAAGCTATCTGCTCAAATGAACAGATGGAAGGGCGGTGGCATGGTTCTGCTAGTTATTGGAACGTCACTAGGCTTTATTGTAGATACGCTATTTAAAATAGTTGGTAAATGAAACTAGTTTTTATAGGTGTTTTTATTTTATGCGGCTGTTCTAGCGTTGTTTACACGCAAGCATGTCCAAAAGATGATGTGAAATGCCAGACAAATCAGGATGCAGAACTATTGCACACGTTAGAACAAAAAGAGGCCGCTGTTATGTTGCTATGTCGGTTGCCGCAATATCAATCTGTTTTGGATTGCCCGGCACAGGATTAGCACAAGATGTTACGGGCGATCTTAATACTAACGTCAGCAATGCTACTATGGACAGCAACAATAGAGCGGAAACAATTAATTACAACGGAGCTGGCAGCAGTCCAAATTCACAGCCTCCCCCATCTGCAATATCACCGA